CCTCGCGGCGAGAAAAACTTCGGAGCTGGAGCCGGTCGCTGATCGCGACGAGTTGCTGCGGCTGCTGACGGCGGGCGCTCGGGATGGAAGCGTGTCCGCGATGAAGGCGCTGCTTGAGGAGTTGAGACGCGATGCCGACGCAGACGTCACCGAAGACCCGTTCGCGGACCTTGACACCCCCGCGAACGTCACGTCGATCCGCAAGCGCGCCTCTTAGGCCGTTCACGGTCGATCACTTCCGCGCGTACGCTCGGAAGTTGGTTCTCGACAACGGGGAGCGGTGGGACCCCGAGGGTTTCCAGTTGGAGATCGTCGAGGATCTTTTCGCGGACTTCGTCGCTGTGTGGACGGTGATACCGGAGGCGAACGGCAAGACGACGTTGATGGGCGGCGTCGGCTTGTATTGGGCGGATTTCAAGGCTGCTGCGGAGGTTCTGCTCGCTGCGGCGTCGCGTCAGCAGGCCGAGCTCATGTACGGGCAGGCCGCGGGGTTCGTGCGTCGGACGCCGGGGATGCGGCAGCGGTTCCGGCCATACGACGGGTACCGTCGGATCAAGTCGCTGCGGCTCGAGGGTCGCATCCAGGTGATGGCCGCGGACGATGCAACGGGCGATGGCGTGCTCTACGACCTCGCTTTGATCGATGAGCCGCACCGCCAGCGGAATCTGAAGCTCTACCGGACGTGGTACGGCAAGGCGCAGAAGCGCGGCGGCACGATCGGCATGATCTCGACGGCCGGCGAGCCCGGGTCGGAGTTCGAGGACACCCGGTCAAAGATCCGGCTGATCGCTGAGGACGTGCAGGTCGATGGGTTCCACACTCGCGCGGTTGCCGGGGACACCGTTTTGCACGACTACATGGTCCCCGCGGACTGTTCTGTGGATGATATGGCGGTCGTGAAGGCCGCGAACCCGTTCTCGGGGATCACGGTGGAGTTGCTGCGCGCTAAGCGCGACAACCCGGCGATGACGGTCGAGCACTGGCGCCGGTTCGTTTGCAACCAGGCGACGTCGCTTGAGGGCAACGGCATCGGCCCGGAGGAGTGGGACCGCCTAGAGGACCCGAAACTAGCCCCAGATCCCAAGCTGCGCGGGTTCGGGTGGATGGATCTGGCATGGGAGATCGACACGGCCGCGGTCGGCGTGATCCTGTGGGACGGCCCGGAGCGCCGGCTCGTGCCGGCGCCGGTCATCCTCGAGCCGCCGGTGGATGAGGGCGACGTTGTGCAGGCGATCCTCGACTTCGAGGAGCAGTTTCCGCGGCTTCGCGGCTGGGTTATGGACCCGAGCGCCGGCGCTAAGCAGATGGCGCAGCTTCTAGAGAAGGGGACTCATCCGATGCAGGCCGAGCGCGGTATCAAGCCGCTGTCGTTCAAGGCGTTCGCGCACAGCCAGGACAACGCGCCGATGAGTCTCGCCGCGGTCCGCTTAGACGAGGCGGTCCGTAACGGCTGGCTCGTGCAGTCGGGGTGCCGCAAGATGCGCGCGCATGTCCTGAATGCCGTCCGCAAGTCGGTTGGCGGTGAGAAGTACCGGTTCGATCGGCCGCCCGGCGCTCAGGGCGAGCGGCGAAAGCGGTACCCGATCGATGCGCTCACGGGTCTGCTGATGGGGCACTCGACGGCGGTCATGTTCTTCGACAAGCCGGACCGCCCGAAGTTCGAGGTCGTGTCATGAGCCGCCGCGGACTGAAGCGCCTGGAGGGCGAGCGCGTCGTTCTCCAGACGAAGGACGACCGTTCGCTGCGCGGCGTGCTCGCGCGAGTCCACGCGGACTCCGTTGCGGTCTCGAACTTCGAGTATTTGGACGAGGCGAAGGCTCAAGACCTACCAGGGGAGGCGCTAGTGCTGTTCGACAACCTCTCATGGGTTCACCGGCTCGCGCCGGCGGGGTGACCAGTGGCGACGCTCGTCACGTTCGGTGACAGGCTCATCACGCTGGGCGACCGCGAGTCGTGGCTAAAGCGTCCGAGCGTCCCGTTCGCCACCTATAACCAGGGGCATCTGGCGCTCGGCGGCGACGGACGCACGATCAGCTACCTCAAGCTGTACGAAACGCAACCGTGGGTCGGCGTCGTCGTGAACAAGCTGAACCGGCAGATCATTCGGCTCCCGCTGCGTCTGTACCGGGAGGTCACGGACGACGGGGAATGCGAGCCGGTCTACCAGCACCCGATCGTTGATCTCCTGCGCAAGCCGTGGCGCCGGGCGTCACCGGCGTCGTTGAAGCAGAAGATGAGCTTTCCCGCGCTCGTTCACGGCAACGGGCTGCTCGCAAAGGTTCGGGAAGAGCCGAATGTCCCGCCGTCAGGGTTTCTGCCGCTGGATTGGCGATACGTGACGCCGTGGTGCTTCGACGACGGCGAGGTGTTCTTCTGGGAGACGACGCAGAATGGTCGGCCACAGTATGTCGCGCCGGAGGACGTCGTGCATCTTGCGTTCGAGGCTGGCAACGGGGACCTCGGTCTCAGTCCGCTCAAGCAACTTGGCACGACGCTTCGGACGGAGGACAACGCGCAGCGCTACCAGTCGGCAAGCTTTGAGAACGGCGCGCGCCCGTCGGGCGCCCTCGTGCTGCCCTCCGACGTGGATCTGGACGAATCGGAGCGCCAGGAGTTGCGAGAGGAGATTCGAGCGGCTCATACGGGCGACCGGCAGTTCAACCTCGCGCTGCTGTCGGGCGGGATGGACTGGAAGCCGTTCAGCCACACCGCCGTCGAGGCGGAACTGATTGAGCAACGCAAGCTCAACCGCGAAGAGGTCGCGGCGGTCTACGACGTCGACCCGCCGATGATCGGCATTCTCGACCATGCGACGTACTCGAACGTGTCCGAGATGCACAAGATGCTCTATGGCGCGACGCTAGGGCCTTGGCTCGCACTCTTCGCGGACACGTTGAACGCGCAGGTGATCGACCCCGAGCCACGGTGGGCTGACGAGCGGCTGTTCGTCGCGTTCGATCTGACCGAGGTGTTGAAGAGCAACACGCCGGAAGAGATCGACGCGATTTCCAAGGCGATCGGCACGGGCGTGATGACACCGAACGAGGGCCGCGGCCGGCTCAGGATGCGCCGCGTCGCGGAATCCGCCGCCGATCAGCTGTATATGCCAACGAACAACATGACGCCGCTGGGTCAGGCGCCGGAGCAGGCCGAACCGGGCGGGGAGTACCCAGCCGCCAGCATCGACAACGGCAACGGGAATGGCGCGGACCCCGTGAAGGCCAACTTGCTGCGGGTGATGGAGCGGGCCGCGAAACGCATGAGCTCCGGTCTCGACCCCTGGGATCGCGACCGATTCGTCCGCGAGCTCGCCCAAGACGTGCCAAACGCACCGTCCGAACCCCTCGCCGATCTGGTGGAGGGGTGGATTACCCAAGCTAGCGGCGATCCGGCCGAGTGCCGTCGCCTCGCACGCCGGATCTAGCGACAACCGTCAACCCGCCTCACGGGAGGCCACATGGAACGTAAGAGCTTCTCGCTCGGCGAGTTCAAGGCGCTGAGCGGAAAGGACGACGCGGGCACCTTCGAGGCGCTCGTCGGTGTCTTCGGCAACGTGGACGCCGGCGGCGACCGGATTCAGCGCGGCGCGTTCAAGCGCTCCCTCTCAGAGTGGTCGGAGAAGGGCCGCAGCATCCCCGTGTTGTGGTCACACGACGCGGAATCAGTGCCGATCGGCGTCATCACGAAGGCCGCTGAGAGCATCGACGGACTGCGCGTTAAGGCGCGCCTGTTCATCGAAGGGCACGACCGCGCGCGCGAGGTCTACGAAGCGATGAAGGGCGGCGCGCTCCACGAATTCAGCTTCGGCTACGCCGCCCGCGACTTCAAGAACGTCATCGAGAACGGCAAGAAGGTCCGTGTCCTGAAGGACATCCACTTGGGCGAGATCAGCCCCGTCTTCGCCGGCATGAACCCCGAGACACACCTGTTGGGCATCAAGAGCCTTCCGAAGGAGCTGGAGGATCTCGAGGCCGAGCGCGAGATGCTCGATCGCAAGATCGCCGAACTCAAGGCGGCCGCGGATGCCGTCACCGAACTTCCCGAAGAGACCACGCCTCCCGAAGAGGCGGAGCCCGAAGCGGAGCAGCCTGCCGCCGAGGGTGAGCAGGAGCACGACGACAACCCGGAGCCCAACCCTGCCGAGGAGGCGGGCGAGGAGGCAACGGCGAGGATCAGAGCGCTCCAGGTAGCGAAACCCCAACACCTGGAGTAAGTCATGAACCAGAACAAGCTTCGCGGCAAGCTCGCGGAGATCCAGGACCAGATCTCCGAGAAGGAGACGACGGTCAAGGAGAAGTGGACGTCGTTCGAGTCCAAGCGCGACGAGTTCGTCGCGGCCGGCGTCGAGGTCGACAACGTGGAGAGCCCGGCGTTCAAGGACGCGGAGCAGATCCACAAGGAGTACAGCCAGGCCGCGGCCGAGCTCAAGAACCTTGAGCAGGTCCGCAACGGCGTGTTCTCCATGCTCGCCTCCACGGGAGCGCCGACCCTCTCGAACCAGAAGGTCGAACGCAACGAAACGAAGGCCCTGTCAGAGCGGGCGCTGGAGAGCCCGGAGTACAAGGGCCTGATCGACTCCGGTGCGTTGCAGTCCGACAAGCGGTCGTTCGTTGCGACGCTCGCCGAGATGACGCTCCCGGAGATCAAGGCGCTCATCACCGGCGTCTCGGACACCTCCGCCGGGGCGTTCATCACGAACCCGCGGG